AGGATCAATTTCACATTCCTACTATTTTTCTAAAGAATTCAGCAGCAGCACCCGGTCCTATTAAGACAGCCACCATCACTGCATAAAGAAGGTATTCAATCTTAGACATCCGTAAAGAGCCATCAGACAGAGACTTGCATATCTGTCCGTATCTCTCAGCACACACTGCTTCATGCACAGCTAGTTTTTTATCTGTTTCGTCTTCAAGCATTAGTTACTCCGTTTATGGTGCAACAGGCCACTCAATAGTCCAAGGGAAACCAGCTTGTGTAGGCACGTTACGCAAGGCAGTACGGTATGTTGCCCATGCAGCTTTATCAGCAGTGCTGTCGGCAATTTGCGTCCAGTCGCTGTCTTTGAGCTTTTCTGTGCGTGTGGTGCGTACAGATTTGGCTTGCTCTGCGTCTTTAGCGGCCTTGTAAGCAGCTTCATTCTGTGCGGCAGTGGTTACATTGCCTTCAGAGTCTGTGGTGTCAAAGAACGATGGGCCAAGATTCCACTTGGTATACCACTTGCCATCAATCTGCTCAATACCGCCATAGACTGAGTATTGGTAGACAGTACCACCTGTAGCTTGTGGGCCTTCAAAGATGACATCAGCACCCAAGGCTTCTAGAACCTCAGTTGTTGTTCTGTCCCATGTAGGGCCACCATTGGATTTGATATATGCACGAAACTCTGCTTCGTACATTACTTGACCGTCATTTGTTCTGATTTGCATTTTGTTTCCTTATGCGATAGCTAAAAATATGTATGTTCCACCGCTTGCATTGATGGCTGCTGGCGCTGTGCTGCTGATCTCAAATCCTGCACTGTAGGTGTCGATGTAGTCAGTAGATGTGTCTTCAGCGGCTGTGCTGTTGAGCAACAAATAGGGGTCATTACCCGAAACAATACCTCTAGCCGTGTCCCAGACGTACCAATCACCGCTTGCGTCTGTACGTTTAATTAGCACAAACCTTGCTCCACCCGTGAATCCGCAATCAACTTGTAGCGTTGTACCTGTGCCTGTATATGAGCCTACTTTGGAAACACCGGGGCAGGTTGCAAATAGGTAAGCTACTGCTCCTTCCGTACCTGAATTTACATCGCTGTCTGTTCCAACAGTAAATTGAGTTAATGTTGGTGCAGTATTATTCCAAACACCGGATGCAGCTCCAGCCGCATTTGTTGCATTTAAACGGATACGATAGTTTTGAGGTGTTACACCTCCGTTTAAACCTTTATGATAAACACTCCAATCACCTGAAACTGCTCTTTTCTTGGCAATCATCATTTCAGGAATAACATTCAAGTTATGGTTTGACGTAATTGCAGATGCTTGGTCGTTACAGGTATAACAAACCTCATCAAAGAAGCTGGGGGCGCGAACAAACTGCTCATAAACATAGCCATTTGCGTATACACTGCCACCATTTAAATATATTCCGTTGTTTTGCTGGAATGAAACTGTGCTTGTATTAGTTATATCTAAGCCGCTAGTTGCAGTTGATAAATTTAAAAAATTACCGCGCAATCTACTTACTACCGCTCTATTATAAGGCGCAGTACCTGTTGTTCTATCTAACGTAAACGCCACGTCGGTCACAAAACCAGAAGTAATGACGCCTGTTGTTGATGAAGATATTGATGTGCTAAACACACTCGTACCCGTAGTAGGCACTTTCATCGGGCCACGGCGTATGGCTATGTAGATGTAAGTTTCACCCGTGTTTCTCAAGTTATTGGTGTTAAATCCTTGAGAAGCAATTGTGATTGGATTGTCATTAGTTTCTGCGTCACTTAAGTTAGGTTTTAAAATAGCCGAGTTGCCTGTAGCAGTAAAACCCCTCATGTTATCTACAATTCGCCAATCAGCTTGTGGCGCTGTTGAACTACTTGCGTTTTTTATCAATATCCATTGCGGCTCATACCCAATATTTATTAATCTAGTTGTTCCATCGCCTACATAAGACCCGCAACTAATCACATTGTCCGTACCCGTCAGGCCAAAGCCTCCTGCGTCATGGGCGAATAGGTAAGCAACAAATAATTTTCCAGCACCATTAACATCGTTGTCGCTACTTAAATTAAATTTTGTTGAGCCTACCTGAGTAAATCTGCCGCCACTGTCAGCAGCGAAATTTGTCAGATTTAACCGTGTATAGTCATTAGGAATACTTCTATGATAGACAGGCCAATTATTTGCTGTGCCAGTGTAATTCTTAACAATAATACAACCGGGGGTGCTTCCCAAATTGTGGAATATTTCGTTACCATTTTCTCCTGTGCCTGTATACGTCACAATATCAAAAAACTTAGGCTGCTTGCGGAATGTCCATGAGACGTAGGTAGTTGAAGTACTGGAATTAACTCTTGACCAATTGCCAATAGTAAAACCATTAGCATTAAATGCCGTTAATCCATCTGGTTCAGTTGCTTCTGCAATAAGAGAGTTAGGCCGTAAAGATTTTGTTACGCCTCTAGCGGTATCAAAAATAGAGTGGTCAAATGTGCCATTTCTATTTTTAAACCAAACCATACCCCCTTTTGTTGACAAATCAAGATTATTTGTAATTGTCAATGATGCGCCAGTACCCGTATAGAGATACGTTGAGAACACATCCTCAATGTAGTTAGGAATAACAGGGACACCACCGCCAAAAGCATCGTAACTAGCAGCACCTGAAGTTGCTTGTAATGGCATGGTTTAAGCCTTAAATTGTGTGTTGCTTGCCAAGACAGTAAAGGTTGCACTGCCTGTCTTGATAATGAGGTAGCGATAACTGTCGATGCCACTTGCATTGCCCGCAGCAGGAGCGCCACCCAACCAGCGTGTAGTCACACCTGATGTAGTGCCATCAACTTGCACAGAAGAGTTGTAGTAGGCAGTAGCACCTTGAGTCACCAAGAAAGCCACAGTCATTGATTGACCTGTGGACATCAAAGTATTCAGCGATGTATCGCTAGACGCTCTGAAGTTAACTGTCCAGTTAGCACTTGCGTTGCTGGTGTAGTACAAGACTGACTGTGTAGTAATGTCGTAAGCAATCGTGCCTGTTGCCGCCGTAGCCGATACTGTTGCCACCTCTGCCGCATCATTCAAAACAATCGCTGTTGTTGATGATGATCCTGAGAATGTCTGTGTAGCCGTGAAAGTGTTGGCGGCATTGACAACAGGAATATTAGCCCCTGCTAGAGTAGTTGCCCCTGTACCACCATTAGCAATTGGCAACGTACCAGTAACATTTGTTGCCGCATTAACAAAAGTAGTTGATGTTGATCCAGTGCCACCATTGGCAATAGGAAGCGTACCTGTCACACCTGTAGACAAGGGCAAACCAGTTGCGTTTGTCAGTGTTGCACTTGTTGGAGTGCCTAATATAGGTGTGACCAGTGTTGGGCTAGTAGCAAACACCAAAGACCCAGTGCCTGTTTCATCCGTTACAGCACCAAGTAAATTTGAAGAAGAAGGGGTTGCTAAGAAGGTTGCTACACCAGTGCCTAAACCACTGACACCAGTAGATATAGGAAGACCTGTTGCGTTAGTTAATGTGCCACTAGAGGGTGTTCCTAATGCGCCACCATTTACGACAGGAGCGCCAGCAGTTCCCACGTTCACAGCCAAAGCAGTTGCTATGCCTGTGCCAAGCCCCGACACACCTGTTGAAACAGGAAGCCCTGTAGCGTTGGAAAGTGTGACAGAAGAAGGAGTTCCTAATGCTGGTGTCACTAGTGTTGGACTAGTTGACATCACTACATTGCCAGTACCTGTAATGGCATTGCTTACCAGATTTTTAGAAGCATCAGTAAATATAGCCTGAGAAGCTGTAAATGAAGCAGCATTAACTGTACCATTTAAATAAACATCTTTAAATTTAAGAGCAGCAGAACCAACATCAACAACATTAGTTGTCTTTGGAGTGATGGTGCTGGCAGATACAACCACATCTTGTGTTGGTCCCACTTTAGTAATAGGAGCGCCCTCGGCAGCAGTGCCGTCATGTTTATGACCGGTGGACGCACTAAATCCTGCTACAACAGCATCGAATTCTAGATCAAAATCAGCGGCATTAATAACATTGCCATCAGCAATATTATTAGACGTATCAGTACGAACATAACCAGTCATAATATTTCCTTATCTTCTATCATGCGTAGAATATTCTAATGTAGCAGCATCCAACGAAAAAGCAGGACTTGTAGCATTTGAAACAAATTGAAGAGACACAGAAAAAGCAGAGCCTATCACTTGCGTTTCAAACAATCTTTTAAGCTTCGCTCCATACACAGTTGTACCATATTTTGCTGTACTTTTACCATAAAAAACAGAACTTTCTGTAATATTAGAAAGAGTAATTGTATCTGGTTGAATGCTACCCTTATCATCAAAATCCAATTTTAAATTAACTGAGATTGTAATGCTTCCTAAAGGATCAGTATACAAGAAAAGTTTATAAAAAGTCTTTCTAACTCTGGGGTCATTAATGGGAACATATGGAGTGGCAAAACTAGCTATAATATTAGCCCCGTCAAAACTACTTCCACTTTCCATTCGGTAAACATATCCGTCTGTATGAGCAAAAACAATTGTTTCAGTTTGATTTTTATAATCACTATCTGCTACATAAGATTTTATACCAGTTGTTTCTGCCCACGCAATAC